AAGGTCTTTACCTGTTTGAGCCGATACATCCAGAGCAATGTCTAAGATTCTTTGACCAGAGGCAAGGGAACCTGTGGCTCTTACAGCTGTGGCTAACGCTGGTCTAAGTTCATCATCCAAAACAGCAGTTTGTAACTGTGTAGATCTAATGTATTTCTCTGCACCAGCAATGGCTTGGTCAGTCGCTCCAAGAGTGTTACGAAGTGCACCAGCTAGTAAGCCTTGAGACTTACGGTCCTCTGACGCTGCCTTAGTGGACTGCTTTAGGAGGTTAGTTACAGAGGCTAACCCAATACCAATACCTGCTGCACCCAAGGCACGGTTCATTCCATTAGAGACAGATTCGGCAGTTCTCTGCATCTTACGTAAAGATGCCTCAGCGATTTTAGTTGCAGATTTGAGACGACTAGGGTCAGCAATGATGTTTAGTTTTAGCGTACTCATTCTGTTCCTTTGTCTCTTAGAGCATCTATAACAGCCTGGTACTCTCTCAAAGTCATCCCTTTAGCCTCGGACAAGCTGAGACCTGCATGGACAACCATGAACGCTATACGCTCGGCTGCTTTATCTGCAACTATTCTTTTGGGTCGTCATCACCTGCGAACAATGCATTAGCCTCAGTCATAGAGATTGAGCCAGCCTGTTCTAAAGTGAAGTTTGGATCTAGTCTTTTTTTCATAATAAAGATAATGGCTTTCATAGCCTTACCCTTAGGTTGTCCTGCATCTAGAATCTGGTCAATGCTGTTTCCAGTGATTAGTTCTATCTGCTCAACTTCATTGAGAGTCAATGATTCGAAGTCGAATGTTTGGTTGGTCATCTGTATCTTCTTCCTACTGTTGGGGACTTACTTGCAAAGTCGTTTACCTTTACGTTACCAGTCTTACCTGAATACTTTTCGTAGATCTTGATAAGTTCCTGAATGTAAAAGTCTTTTAGTTCCCCTCGAACTTGTGCAGCTGCTTTATTCATAAATTGCTTAGGCATGATGTTCTTGTAAATAAAGTTTTTCTTGTCGTAGAACCATCCCCAGTTCTGCACGTTAGCATACGGAATTAGAGGGTCTCGACCAGCAAATACGAATGCACCATAAAGACCTTTAGAAGTTCTAATAGATCCTTGAAGTGCACCAGACTTTACTGGTACTAATTGTTGAGCCTCTTTTTTCACCATGGTGCCGACCTTAAGGTTTAGAGCTTGGACTTCTTTCGTCGCCTCAGAACTCATAGCCTTAAGACCAGCAACCATCGCATTGAGACCCTCGACGTAAACGCCAGACTCAATGTATGCCATAGGTGAAACCTACTAAGCAGCTGTTTTTACAGTTAGACCGTAGTAAACAGGTGGAGTAGTTGCTGGAGTGTGAACAGCGTTCTTTACAGTCAAAGTTACAGAGAACTTTACAACCTCGCCTGAGTTTAGGCTTAGTGGTGGCAACTGGTCGAATACGACTGTACCGGTGTAGATAGGGCTTGAAGTAGTACCAACAGCGTTACCTTGTGGGGCTACTGTAAATGCAGCTTCGGTTCCAAAGTTAGACCAGAGAATACGGTACAGAGAGGTTGCGTCACCAGAGGTAACACCATCCAACTGTAACTTCCATTCGCCACCGACACGAACCTCACAGAATGTCTGGACATCGCCAGGTGCATCGTTAAGCGTTAGTTCGACTAGGTTAGCGTCACAGCTGTATTCAGTGGCTCCGATTAGGAACTTAATGTTTTGGGCTTTGATTCTTGTTGATGTAGGCATCAGTTTTTCCTTAGAGTGTTATAGATAGTTCGAGGTTTAGATCAGTAGCCATGTATTCAGCATTATTGGCAGCCAATCTGTACGGAGTGTTTACCGTTTTCAGAATGACATAACCCATAGTGTCTAACGCCATAACTGTTTGAGAGATAAGTTCATCTAGAGCCTCTGTCGCCTCCTCATTAGTAGCAGTAGATGCTACAAGAGTTAGGTTTAGGGCTAGACGATATTCTCTACCAACAGTTTCTGGAATTAGATAAGGGCTACCAGCAGTGACAATAACAATAGGTGGAACAATACGCTCTGGAACGAAGTCCAAAACATCCAACCCTGCATTCTGTAAGTCGAGTGCGAACTCGGCTTTTGATGCTGTTATCTCATTACTCATAGACCGGGACCTGTGAATGGCAGGAGCATTTCTCTAGCTGCGTTCATTGGATCCTTAGCGATACGGACAGTAGTACCAAGGTCAGCGAACTGGGCTACACCGTTAGGTGCAGACCTACGATGAAACAGCTCAGAAGCACATGACAGAACAGCAGAATCTAGTACGTCAGTAGGTACGCGACCATTACCAACGAACTTGGCGACCATCTGATTAGCAGAGGCTAAACATGAATCGACAAAACTAGATACTTCTTTAGTTCCAACATACGCTCTGAACTGTTCCACCGTTACAGCCATGAGTTATTAGGCTCCAGTGTTTAGCTTGACGATTGCTCCAGCGAATGGAACAGCGAATGCTGCGTAACCGTAAACAGAGTAAGTGTCCTGCAACTTGGTTACGTCGGTGTCTGTTAGACGTGTAGGTGTACCAGCAGACTCGTATGTGGTCAATGCAGCAGAGTTAGCCAGGTAAGCAAGTGATGCTCCCAGTGCTGGGTCTACAACAATTGGTAGTCCAAGGATTGAACCCTTTAGACCAGCAACATTTGCTCCACCGATAGTGTTTGAACCATCGCCAACCTGAGATACAACTGGACGACCAGAGGTGTCTACGATTGAAACTAGACGCTTGTAAGCAGTAGTACCTGCAACGATGAACTCAGGCAGTAGACCTGTTGCGTTGTAGATGTATGCAGCACCATCAGCGATACCACCCATAACAGCAGCAGCAGTTAGAGCAGTTAGATCGTAGGTCTTACCTGTGAATGATAGAGCAGCGATTGCAGCAATAAAGTCCACGTTCATTTTCTTAGCGTAAGCCAAGCTCATAGCCTGGAATGCTACGTCTAGGTAGTTTACGGTTGAACGCTCAATAGCTTGCTTAGAGATGTTAGTGAAACCACCGTAAGTAGATACAGGAACTGAAACAGTTGTAAGAGCCACGTCACCAGTAGATAGTGCAGTGTTTTCTGTGGTCTGCTTGCCAATAGCAATAGTGTTGGTGTTTACCTGAGCGTACTCAATAGTTAGACCAGTTGCTGGCAGTGCGTTTACAGAGAATGCGCTTAGAGTTGGACGACCTGAGTTAATTAGGTTGTTGATGTAACCAACGAATGCTGGTCTAAGAGCTGCGTCTGCGCTTGTAGCACGGAACAGTTCGACTGCATCCTGATCACCAGAGACAAGAGCCTTAGCGTACTCACCCTGTGAACGGAACTTGGTTTCAAATGCGTTTGTTGCGATTGTTGGAGTCTTTACTAGCTCAAGTTCGCGACGGATTTCAGCCACTTCATCTTGAACAGCACGGACATCCAATTCCATGTTTTCAGACATGTTTATGGTTTCCTTTGTTTGGATTGAATCCGTCACCAATTCAGTAACGGTTATTTCCTCGCGCACCTCAGAGACAGATGCCCCTGCGAACGCTGGAAAACTTACGAGAGAGACCTCTTTTAGGTCTACCAGTGTACGAGTAACTAAGTCACCCTCTCTGGTTTGTTCAACAGACATAAAGCCCACGCTGAACTTGTTGATAACGCCATCACGCAATAAAACGTACGCTTCCTCGCCTCTGGGGGTCTTTGAGATTGAAGCTCTAATCTCGAACCCTGCCTCAGTGTCTCTACCCTCTAGAATCTTGCCAATTGGCTCTGAGTGTTGCCAGAACAACTTAACATCCTCAACTGACCGGATTGCACCTGGTACGAACTGTTCACGGTAAACTCCACCAATGTCAGCAACCTGACCATAAGGTACAGCTAGTCCAACTACTTCTCTAGTGTCAGCCTCAAGTCTTACCTCAAAACTTCTAGTTTCTAATTCGGTCATTCCAGACCCTCTTTTCTACGTACTTCCTCGGTTGTCATGAAACCTGCACGAATGGCAGTCTCATACATGTTGAAACGGTTAGCCATGTCTGCACGGAACAGACCCTCAAAATTGAACTCAGTTCTAGTGCCTCTAGGTAGGCATTCACTTAGAGCATCAGAGATAGCGTCGGTGTAAGCCATGATTGTGTGACGGTAAAAGACCTGGTTCTCGTCTTGCAGATTTGTGTAAGTGTCACTAGATCCATCTACGCCAGTAAGCAATAGTCTTGCTGGAATACCGAACAGTCTCGCAATAGCCTGAACCTGCTGAACCTGAACATCTGTGAACATGGCATCTCTAGGGTTCAACTGAACTGTCTGCCATTCAAAGCCTTGACCCAAAACAGCGACTTGTCTCTCAGCTTGCTTAGTGTGCCATCTAGCAGTGATGTCGTCTGCATCCTCTTTACCAATAGGCTTGTCTGTCTTGAGAATACCTGTTGGAATACCTGCCTGACCGAACCAGTTAGCAGCAAAGTTACGAAGTTCCAGCGCAGCCTGAATGTCTTTGTTGCAAGAGTCAATCGGACCAAGTCCACGTAAATAACCAACTCTGCTAAACAGTTTTAGATGCTGGATGTCTGTGGTTGTAGTTGCCACTGGACTGTCTGCATTGACTTGGTAGTCGTAATGTCTGACACCATTCACCAGGCGAATTGTAACGGCACTAGCTGGAACCAAAGTTAGGTTATTGACCTGACCGTTAGAGCCGTAAGACTTTAACCAGAACGCGTTGCCATCCAAAGCCATAGAGACCACAGTCTGAAACAAGAAGTCTCTCTTAGTGTCTAAGAAGTTTGGCTTGTTCACTAGAACAGGGTTTTCTACCGGTACTTCCATGCCTGTCGCGAACCTAAAGGTGTTCATAGGCATCTTAGAGATTGGTGTTGCGATGATCTGAATAGACCTGTAAACAGCAGTCAGAGTTAGAGCTTGATTAGGTCCAGCACCCACGTCAGAACGGGTAGGGAAAATTGGAGTAGCCGAACGAGTTTCTCGGTCTCTACCCAAAAGTCTGTCAAATATATTTGCCATCTGCTTGCGAACTTATAGCACACTTACGACAAAGTCAAAATACTTGCAGTCCATATTCTTGGTGTGTCGCACTAACATACAAAGCCATAACCGTCGCCATGAGAGCATCCACATCGCCTAAAGATTCCTTACGACTAATAAGCCAAGTCTCACCAGTGTATTTAGCAATACCCTTAGGTGACTGCAATTGAAGTAGAGGGTCATTCCTGTGCTTTACAACACCAGAACTAAACATGGCATACACAGTTGAACATGCAGAACTAATCTCTTTAGTCCATAACTGCCAGACTGGTAAACCATCTTGCTTGAGCAACTTAGCCAAATTAGGCAACTGTCTATCGTCAAGAGCTATGGCTTTGATAGTTCCCCTGGCATACAGCTCCTTTATCTTGTTATAAAGAACACGCTCAGTAGCACCAGCATAAGTAGCAACAAGTTCCGTCTCAAAAGTTCCATCCTCCGTTTTACGTGCACCAGCAATAGTTGCGAACTCCCAATTTTTAGTGCGATCCACTGAAAGGACGACATTCTCTTGTTTTGTAATTCCATCGCCAGAGGCTTGAGCAAATAGGTCTGAGGCTATCCAAGAATTGGCAGTGCCAGCAATGAACTGGTTTAGACGGTAACGCCTTGCCTCATGTTCAGGGATAGACCTAATGTCTGAGAGCACAGTATTTATGTCAAGTCGTCCAGCGTCAATACTAGGGTTAGCCATTTTGAGTGCAAGAGGTTCATCTACCTGCGACCCCTCAGGTGCTTGCCAACAAAAGAACCCAATACGCTCCAACTCAGGGTCACCCTGAGCAGCAGCAGTTCCAAGTTTGTATAGATCTATAAGTGTTTCACTTGACTGGTCGCCAGCAGTAGTAATGCCGATAACCATTCCATCCTTACGCTGGGCAGTACCCAAAACAGCAGCAGACCACATACCGGTCTTAGCCAAGTGCAGTTCATCGAATAGGCAGAGAGACATTGGAATACCTTGTAGTGCAGATTCTTTAGCAGCCTTGACATCGTATCGACCAGAACCATCAGCAGTGAGAATACCTCTCTGCTCGGTAGCCTTTTTGAATCGTTTAGCCAGCCATTCATTTTGTTGAATAGTAAAGAGAACTCGCGAATAAATAATTCGGGCTTGGTCTGTTGATGATGCCAGAGAGATTACCTGAGCACCTTGGTTATGTAAGAGTAGACCGTAGATTCCAAGTATCGCACCAAGTAGCGACTTACCATTCTGGCGACCCATAGAGACAATGACTTGACGGTAACGTAACTGGTTAGGGTAAAGAGGATGAGTACCTGGATAACGCTCCAGCATGTGTTTCAAAAGCCACTTCTGCCAGCCATCCAACTGGATGCCCTCAGGTTGCTCAGGTGACTTCCAAGCCAGATTTACGAGCTCGATAAGTCTGTCGCCATCAGTCTGAAAATTAGTTTGTAATGGCTTGGTGTAGATTGCTGGTAGACGGACACCGTTCTTTAGAGATTGTTTCATCGTTTGAGAATTGCCTCTAACGGATCATGTTGCACTTGGTCGCCTAAAGA